TAATGTGCATAGATAACTCATGGTCAACATAAGTATCGAATCCGTTATCGCCAGCTTTGACGCAAAAATGTACATCTTCACCGACTACACCTGTAGGACCCCATCCAGCATCAAACCACGGTCTAGGCATAGCATCGAATACTTCTTTACGGATTAAAGCAGCACCAAAACCAATGCTAGTAACCTGCTCTATTCCTGTCTTGCCGCGAGAATCTATGTTTTCCCACTTAGCCTTCTTCTTACCATCCTCCTCCCAACGAACTAATCGCTTAGTCGTAGGAGTTACTGGTCTACGTCGTGTTACCGCATTAACACCAACTATCGGCACTTCACGACTTAAAAGAATTGTAACTAAATCCACAGGGAATCGCATATCGCTATCAATGAATACGATAGCCTCACAACCCTCGCTTAGTGCTACTTCTGCTAACTTTTCACGCTGATCGAAAATTAACGTACCAGCCATCGTATAAAGATTCAGACCACCTGCTCCATCCTTACATCTAACACTAGCGTCAAATGCCGCCAATCTAGCAAAGTCAAAAGCAAATCCTGTATGAACCTCGTCTCTTGCTGGAATACAAATACCAACTTTCATAGTCTGCCCCTATAGATTTTCCACACGTTATTCTCTGGTTGGTTTAGCCATTTCTTTAGTCCTGGCTCATCCATCACAGCGAAACCCCTCATTATCCCCATTTTGTTCAACTCTACAATAGCAGCATCGGGTATTGAGGCAACTAGGTGAAAATCTTTTAGGTGGCTTGTTCTATTAGCATCTTCCTGTTGGAGTATCTTATTACGCTCTAATATGTCATCGACGTTTTGCTGAGTCTCTAGTACCAACTCACCATCGCCCATATCGTGAGCAACCGTTACTTTCGTTTCATCTGCGCTAAAAAGTCGCATAAATCCCCTTAGAATCCTGCCCCATCCGAAGACAGGGCAGGTTGTTCTATTACTTAGTCATATCCAAGTCAGCGATGATACCGTGTGCTGCTTCGTTCTTCATCTCAAGGGTAACTTCAGCCAAGAGTTGAGTATTCATGCTGTCACCTGTCTGAGCCAGATCATTAGTCTGGAATGGACGGAGATAAGCAAGAGAAGCATACTCAGGATCGATTACCAGAGCATCACGCGAGCGCATGAAACGGTTAGGAACAATTGCCATCTGACCGAAGTCCGACTGATAAATGTCTGCTGCACCGATGATTACGCCCTGCTCAGGCTTGGTGATCTGATAACGGTTAACTGCGATACCAGCGAATGACGAAACCTTCTGCTTGCCAGATGGACCAACCATCAGAACTTTAGGATTGCCACCCGAAGTAAATACAGAAGCTACGACGTTCTTCAACAGAGTTTCTGTGAATGTACGTGTAGTACCGTCAGTACGAGTTGCTGCACCTGCTGTGGATGGGTTAGAACCGTCAGAAGCCTTGTCAGTGTTAGTAACGAGCCACGATAATACAGAACCCAACTTACGAGCAGTTGTTGACGAACCAGCCGAACGAGCCTGATTGCTCAACAGGATAGTTTCCAGATCACGCTTGATCTCAGCCGATGCCTTAGCCAACTGATAAGCCTTTTCAGACTTACGACCAGCCTTGTTTACAGCCTCGATAGTGCCAGATACCTGAACGGTTTTCTGGATGATCTGAGTGTAGTTACCAGTACGAGTAGTTGGAGACAGAGTTGCGCTAGAAGCGTCTGCACCTTCAACTGCTGCGTTAGCCGTAGTAGCAGATGCCAATGTGTCAGTCTGCCATTCGTGATAAACAGCAGCCGCCTTGTTCTTACCAACAGACGACATAAATGGTGTCTCTGTAGGGCTGATGTTATAGATTACGTCGGAAAGGTCTTCACGTAGACCAATACCAGTAGCTGTGCCAAATGTTGCCATGATTTAATACTCCTATAAGAATCGTTCAAATACTGCTGCGGCATCAGATATTCGACCACTCGATCTAGCTTGTGCCTTCAGCTTACGTGTTGTTTCAGCATCAGAATCTCTTACTTGAGCCGTACCAGGACGGATCATTTTCGGAGCAGAGTTAACCTTCTTAGTCATCTCTGGCTTGGAAGACTGTAGCTTGTCATATTGCATCGCCTTCCATAGCGTTTCTACTGCCCGCGAATCATAAACATTCGCTAATTCTTCATCTGAGAATCCTGCCTTCTTACCGTAATTCCGTATGGCACTACGCAAAGATTCTGCTTTCTCAGGATTAGCAAAGTCAGGTATCTTTTCAGCAAGTTTCTGAGCCTCTGCTTGTACCATAGCTCGTAACTGCTGCTGCCTGTCCTGTTCTTGTTGCGCTTGGATGCGTTCTCGCTCGGCACGAACCTGAACTAACTGCTTTTCCCTCTGCGTAATCTCTGCAACCTTAACGGCGTATCCAATAGGATCGTTTTCTTTAAGGTAATCAAGATTCTCTGTTTCGGCTGGTTGATCTAGCATCTGCTCAATCATTTGCAGCCTTTGTGCGTATGTATCACGCAATTGCTTTGCTTCAGATACGGCGGCTTTTTCAGCCTCTACAGCTCTCCGCTCCTCGGCTACTGTCTGCGATTTCTTAGTGTAATCTGCGCCAAGTTGATAGTTCTTGATGAGTTCCGAAAGGGTTACCTCTTTTTCTTCACCTGCCGCTTTTACACGGTAGAGAGGCTCCTCTGACTCTTCAACAACTTCCTCTTGTTCCTCGTATTCCTCTGATGCATCAGGAGAATCTTCAGAAACAGGCTCATCTTGTGCCTCAAGTTGCGGTTCCGGTTGTTCCTGTTCGGAGCCTTCCTCGCCACCCATCAAACCCAAAATTTGCTCTGCTGCATCTGCCACTCTCAACTCACCGCTACCGGATGGTGTCACGTTAGTTGTTTCGCTCATAAGTATTTTCCTACTTTGTTAAAAAAACTTCAATCTTTTTTCTTCCATTTTTTGACTAGAAGCCATCCACTCTACGTGTGTCTCCAAGTCCTCAAATAGTCGCAATCTTCGGTAAGCCTGTTCTCTAGTCTCAATATCCTCTGGAGAACTATTCCTAAACTTCTCAATCTCTACGAACTTTAGCTCATCGAGCATTTCCAGCCACATAGGATCGAGAGATAAATTCTTAGCCCATTGTGCTTTGTCCACTTAGGCTCCCTAATTCTTTAATTGCTTTAATAACAATATCAGCCTGTTTCTGTCTGCTAGCCTCATCAGCCAAATCCATAGCCAATATAGCCTGTAATTGCTGAACTGCTAACTGTGCCTCTTTGATCTTAATATCGGCTTGAGCTTGCTGATTCTTCATCTGCATCTCAATACCTTTTTGCATGTACTCAGCTTCCAATTGCTGCTTTTCCAAAATAAGTTTTTCCTGCTCAATCTGAGTCTTTGCCTGTGTCTTTTCTCTTTCAACTTGAGCAAGCATCTGAGCGACCTCTGCTTGGGCATCTGGAGCAGGTGGTTGAGGCTGAGATAATGCTGCGTTCTGTTCAGGACTAATTGAGTTAATAAATTCATTGGAATCCTTAAAGCCAGCAGCCTCAATTAGTTTACCTAGCGTGTTCCGATACTGACCAACTGATACCAATGGGTTAGCTGGACCATATTGCTGGATAATCTGCTCTTGTTTCGCTAGAACCATATTCAGCATAGCCAATTGCTGATCTCTATTGCCAGTACCCAATCCTACGTTAATGCAGATGTCAAACTGGTTTTTCCACATACGTGGATCGAACTCAATGTACTTACCGTTAATACGCAAAATCCGTGGCTTGTCCTGGTACTTACCCAATAGATGCAAGATGCCTCTGAACAACTCACGCATACCTGTCTCAGCAAACAGACGAGCAATCAGCTCCAGTTTGCCATTAGAAGCCTGAGTCATAGCAGCCACAGCAGCAGCCGTTACGTTAGACAGAATATCAGGATTTAGACCTTGTTGGGCGTCTGATACACCTGTACGTTTAGACTGTACAGCATCCATGTATTCCAATACTGGGAAGGCTTGACCTGCCATCGATGGAACCTGAATAGGAACAATAGCACCAGCGTTTTTTAGACGGATAATCCCGCCAGGAGTAGCGTTTAGCAAGTCATCGATATTGACCTGACCTTCTACCGCACCCATACGAGCATTATTTGTCAGATAAATATTATCAAGCATCTGACGAGTCAACGTGGACTTGATTAACTGAATGTCCATCGTCTTGTCGCTCATCGACTGACCGAAGAACTTATGCGGTATTGGGAACGGACAAATTGAGTAGAAAGGCACGTAATCGCACTCTTCATCCTCTAGGATTTCTTCCCCCGAATACATAATTTTGTGCAACTCTGCAATACCATCACCATCCTGATCCAGACGCACATAGCACTCGTAAACCTCGACAACCTGCATAATCGGATCAAGTTGCATCTGGTCTAGTGGCTGCTCACCCTGGTCGAATCGAGCAATACGCTCTGGTGAGAATGTAAGCCTGTCGTAAGAAGGCAACGTCATTACGATCTCTTTGTCGTAACCCATTGCAATCAACTCAGAACGAGGCATCAATCGACGATGAGCCACAAACGGACTATCCTCAATGTTCCTTGCAAACTTGCTAATTAGGAATTCTTCTGGTGGTACGTTCTTAATGACAACATTTCCAGATTCTTTAGTGCGACGAATAACGACATCAAATGACCTGTGCATAGGAATCATATTGCCCATGCCATCATCAACCTCGTCAACCTCTTCTTCTTGGCTTACGACTTCTACGTTAGGATCAGACAAGAGCATTGCTAACTCATCTTCTGTCAAATCCTCGTATGTTTCCTTAGTGACATCTTCCTTAGTATCCCAGTAGGCTTTAACAATGCCGTTCTTCTGCATCAAGGCATCTTTAAACCAGCTATGGAGAATCTGCATACCATTGTTATCACGCCAAAATACCCAATTGACGTACTTGGTAGCTTGAGATGCAGCCTCTTCACCATCAGCAGTCTGAGGCTCAAATAGGACGATCTGATCTGTGGAAGTAAAGATTCGGATTAGTTGCGGTAATGCGCCATCGATAGCCTCAGCAACTTCACCTGTAACTATAGAAGATCGACCTTCTACCTCATTGCCGTAAGGATGGCGTAAGTAATAATCTAAGGCTTTGCGCCTAGCCTCAACTGTCTCAGTCTCGAAATAGCCAATTGCTGAATCGATCTCTGACCGAACAATGGATTTAACTTCAATCATATCCATAATAAACCTCTAGGAAATTTTGCTTATTATACAACCCAACTTGTGTTAATAGGTATATTTGAACCCCAACTGGTTGTATCCTCATTTAGTGCCACAGCGAAATACCTCATCGAGTCAGCCGCATGGGAAGTCCAATCATGCAATGGCTTGTCGTAAAAGACATTCCGCTTCTCATCGTGCTCTCTACGGTAATTCCTGAGAGCATTTACACCCTGCTTAGTCTTGTGATCGAACCAGCAACGTGGCAATAGCCTTCTAACGGCTTGTATGCCATCTGCAATCGACAAACGAGGAGCGACTGTTATATTGAGTCCAGCTTCCTGTAAAACCTCTTTACGGCTCTTTCCTGTGCCTAGCTCTCGGACTTCGACGTCGTGCGGTAAGAACTGTTCGTATCCGTCGTACCTGTGTTCCCGCAACCACGATACATACCAATCCAGACCGACTCCGTGGTTTTCGACAAAATCAATGAATCGTACTTCCTTACCAACCACTTGAGCAACCCATAGAGTTGTAGAATCGCTAATGCCCAAATCCCAAGAAACATAAGAAATACACAGATCATCCCGCTCAATAGTGGTGAATCTATCTTTCGCTTCAAGATCGTTGATAATCTGCCCATAGTAACTTCCCTCTACTGCTGCGTTAAACGAGCATTCAAACTCTTGGTTGTATTTATCTTCACCTAAGTCTTTCTTAGCTGAAAGTAACTCAGACTCAGGAATAATTCCTGTCTGGCTGGCTTTAAACTCGACTAATACCCATTCAGGATCAGTCTCAGCTCTATCTCTTAGTTCACGGAAATGGTTATTGCCTTTAGGAGTGCCAATGAACAAAGCATTGCCAAGACGATCTGCCAGGGCTGGACGGACAATCTCATTCCAAATCTTAGGGTTTTGGTCTCCAACCTCGTCAATAACCACCATGTCGAAATACTGACCACGTAAAGAGTCAGGATTGTCAGACCCATAAAGACTAATCCTACGCCCCCAAAAATCAGCACGTAGCTCAGATACATTGTAGGTAGCTCCTAGTGGTCTGGTGTATTGCTGGAGATAATCCCATGCAACCCTCTTAGCCTGTCCGTATGTTGGAGCAATATAGGCAAAGCGTGGGTTTGGCTTTTGGCACTGAATGGCTGACTTGATTAGATGATTGATCGCACTTACAGTCTTTCCCATCCTTCGATGAGCAACGACTACGGCAAATCGCTTTGCATCGATAGCATCGTGAATGGCTAACTGCTGTTCTCTCGGCTTGTACGGTATGACTATTTCTGCCATTCAATCACTATCTCCGCAAATTTACGCAATGCCTTTAGGTCTGGATACTCATAATGAACTACCTTGCCGTTCTCAGACTGCCATAGAATCTTTACTAAACCTGCCTTCTCAGCAAGTCCTCTTAGCTCTAAGTCTGTTATTTCTGCCATGTGACTAGGTGCTCTTGTGGTCCACCATCTACCCCTGTTACCTCTGTTCTAGCCAGCTTAGGTATATGGTATTCACTTAGCTTATTCATTAGGTCTAAGGCTTTATAAGGATCGTTCTGAGCCACCTCATTAAGCCATCTATCCATGTTAGGAGCATTGCGCTCTAGTAGATTAGCAATAGCCTCTCGTACCATTTGAGTGCTCTTATTAGGCACTCCTTTAGGTCTTCCTGGTCCAGCAGTACCGTCTCCTACTTTCCAGTTATTTGATGTTTCTTTAACCTGATTCGTTTCCATTTTTGCATTATCCTCTGGATGTCATGCTTAGTTCAATAATCCTGTAATCTTTCTGCGATTAACATCTAAACCATACGGACCTCTATTAAGCGGAAACATTGCTCTACGTTCCTCATCCGTTAAGTTCATTCGATTTTGAGCAGTTCTAGCCTCTGCTTCTCCTGCATTTCTAGCATATACAGCATATTTACCTTGATTCAATATTTTATTTCTTTCTGACATCTTTTTATTTGCTTCAGCCAATTTATCCTGTGCATTTAGTTTATCGGCTTCATCCATTAGTTTATTTGCTCTATCTAAGTAAACTTGTGGGATCTCGTACATTTTTACTTGCTGCAAATTTGTCCCAGGAGAAAATCCCTCTAGTTTTTGTATCCCATGCTGCATTTCATGGACACCAACACCTTTTAATTCATTTAGGTTTGGAGCCTTTGCAACAAGAAACCCACCTCCATGTTGAGGATTATCAAAATATGACCACTCAAAAGAGCCAGATTGCGGGTTTTCTCTTAAACCTAATTGGCTAACATTAGACAAATGAGGATAGTTTTGTTCATATAAAGGATTATTTATTGCTTTTTCTGCAAGTCTATTTGTTCCAGATTCTTGTAAGTGCGTATATGCTGCTGTTGCATTTTTATCACTAAATTCTTGGCGTAATTTATTATCTAATCCTCTAAATGTCCCTGTTTCTTTCCATATTTGCTCAGGAGACATGCCTGCTTTTTCTAATTGCAAAAATCTTTGTTCAGCCAACTTATCCCATAATTTTGCATTTTTACCAATAAATGTACCAGCAAAACCACTTCCAACATCTTCAAGTTTTTTGTCAATATATTGTTTTGCTTGAGCCTGTTCTGGAGTTATTGGCAATCCTTTAAGAGCATTACGTTCAGCCTGAGTAGCCAATAATGACGCTTGATTATAAGCACCAGCTTGTTGGCTCATTTGTTGCATTGCTGCACTAGGATCATTAACCAATAATCCAAGTCTAGTACCTAAATTCTGGTCAATCCAATCAAGAATCCCTGCCATAGAAAACCTCGTACATATCCGGTCTGTTAGTCTTTATCCACTCTCTAGGCTCTTCATGGCATTTTTTAAAGTCTTTGCCAATAGTCTGTGATCCTGCATGATGCACATAAGCACGACTAACGAAATGCCTGAATCCTTTTTCCTCTAAATCACTACAAAATATATTATCACCATACCAATTAATTGGGGCAAACTTAGTAGTACCCCATGCCTCTTTTGTTATCAAAGCATAAATAGGAGCAATGACCTTAGTCATCTTTATCTGGTCTTCG